CGCTGGCTACAGCGAGGAGATGGCTGTCTACTGTGAGCAAGACACAGCCCTGCTAGAGAAACTCTACAACGAGTTAATTATCTATCTTAATGGGGCTGGCTTTAGCGAGAAATCTATTCTGCTGGAACATGCTGTTGCCTTCATCTGCAAACAGATGGAAGACAATGGCTTCATGCTGGACATGCAGAAGACTATGGGCTTGCATGCCATGCTGGCTGGTCGTATGTCTGACATTGAGACACAGATGTGTGAGACGTTCAAGCCTACCTATGAGACGCTAAAGACTCCTGAGTATTGGGAAGTAGTTACTCCCGATTGGCAAGAGTTTAAAGCAGAGACTAAGGGCGAGTTGCTACAGAAGATTAAGGAAGCTGGCTACAAGGCTGGCTTAATCAAGGAAGCAATAGCTGGCCCTATGCGTGTGCGTGAGCATCCATTCAATCCCGGAAGCAGACAGCAGATAGCTGAGCGCTTGATAGAACTGGGCGTGAAGTTTAAAAAGAAGACAGAGAAGGGCAACATCATCGTAGATGAGACTGTGCTAGAAGGTATTGATCTGCCTGAGGCTAAGCTGGTGGCAGAGTACCTGATGATACAGAAGCGGGTAGCACAGATTGCTAGCTGGCTTGAGCTTGTTAAAGATGATGGTAGGGTGCATGGTAGAGTTACTACCAATGGTGCAGTGACAGGACGTTGTACACACAGTAGTCCCAACATGGGACAGATACCTTCTGTAGGTAACCCCTATGGTGGTGAGTGCAGGGAAGTGTGGACTGTACCAGCTAAGAAGAAGTTGGTTGGTGTGGATCTAAGTGGCATTGAGCTTCGTTGCTTAGGTCATTACCTCAACGATCAAGCGTGGATTGACGAGCTTTTAAAGGGTGACATTCACTGGTTCAATGCACAATCGTTTGGCCTTGTACCCAGAGGAACTGTCAAGGATGATGATAACCCTGATCACAAGAAGGCTAGGAACACCACGAAGACTCTAACCTATGGGGTCTTGTATGGTGCTGGCTCAGCTAAGGCAGGGTCTATTGTTGGCGGTAACAGCAGCAAGGGCAAGGCGTTGATTGATAACTTCATTAACAACACCCCCGGACTAGCTGCATTGAAGAAGAAGATATCTAAGTTTGTATCTAGAGGACACCTACCCGGACTTGATGGTAGGCGTGTATGGATTAGGAGCGAACATGCTGCATTGAATACTCTGCTGCAATCTGCTGGTGCAATAGTTGCCAAGCAGTGGCTGGTGGAATCAACTGCTGCATTGAAGATAGCTAACATAGATGCAAAGCTGGTAGCTTTTGTGCATGATGAAACCCAATGGGAAGTACCTGAGGAGGATGCTCAAAGGGTGGTAGAAATAATTGAAGCGGCTGCTGCCACAGCGGGAACAGTGCTACAATTTAGGTGTCCTGTTGATGCCGAAGGAAAGATTGGTAACAACTGGCGTGAATGTCACTGACGATACTAGTGCTTTTTTATTTAAGGAAATGATATGGCTGATGAAATTAAACGGATTAAGATTAAGTGTGATTTGTATTGGGCTCAGCTTCACAAAGTGAATGACATGAGTGGTAAGTACCAAGTGAATCTGTGCAACCTGTCTGATGCTGCTTGCGTTGCGTTGGAAGAGATGGGCATTGAGGTACGTGTAGGAGAAGGAAAGAAAGAGGAGATGGGTCGCTACATCACCTGTAAGTCTAACAATCCCTATAAGGCTTTTGACGAAGATGGCGAAGAAATCGAATCTCTTGTTGGTAACGGAAGCAAAGCTAAGGCTATGGTGTCTTCTTACTCTTGGACTTACAAGAATAAGAAAGGCATTAGCCCTTCACTGGGTAAGCTTGTTGTCACTAGCTTGGTTGCTTATGCTGCTGAAGGCATGGGCGATGATGACGATATTCTGTAATGTCACATGCCATAGTTGATGCGGATATCATTGCGTACCGCATCAGCTTTGCTTGTAAGGATGAAACTGAGAAGCATGCTAAGTATTCCTTAGACAATTATCTCAATGACATTCTTACAAGTGGTGTTGATACTACCTACCCTGATTGCTTTGTAGATAGTTGGAAGCTCTACCTAACAGGTAAGAACAACTTCAGAGTTGCTCTAGCTACAACAGCGGTCTACAAAGGAAACAGGACAGCACCCAAACCAGAACATCTGCCAGCGTTACGCCAGCATATGGTAAAGGAATGGGATGCTGAGGTGGTTGATGGACAGGAAGCAGATGACAAGGTTGCTATAGAAGCTACAAGACTTGGCGATAATGGAATCATTGTCACACTTGACAAGGATATCAATCAGGTAAGTGGGTGGCATTACAACTTTGTAAAGAAAGAAGGCTACTACATCACCCCTCAAGAAGGACTTGTTAATTTCTACAGGCAGATACTGACAGGTGATAGTAGCGACAACATCATAGGCATCAGGGGCATTGGCCCTGTTAAGGCAGCGAAGATATTAGAGGAATGCGAGGATGCTTTCTCCATGTACCAGTGCTGTGTTGAGGCATATGAAGGCAACGAAGAACGTGTGATAGAGAACGCTAGGCTGCTCTGGCTTAGGCGTTATGAAGATGAGCCCCTATGGATTCCACCCGAAAGGATTGATGATGACAACACCACATCTAGTAAACAACACACTACGTCCGAATGATATAGCTGTCATCCTACGCCCTGAGATTGAGGATGGTAGCTGGTCTGGTAACTTTGAAGTTACTATTGGTGGCTTTGGCCCCATCAGTTTAAATGAAAAGGAAATGCAAGACCTAGTAGGGCTGGCTGTTCTTATTGCTTCTTGCATCACCAAGATGGAAGAGGATGTAGAGTTCACCCGCATCCTAATGGAGCACTGCGCCAACAAGCACGGACACTATGTGGAAGTAGCTAGTGAAGTTGCTTATGATCCCAACCATGACAGCTTTAATGATGGTGATATCATGCTGACAGATGACACCAAATGTGTCGGAGGTTTGCAATGATTGATGACACATTGGTAACGAGAGGTACACGCTACGGTGAGTACATTGATCTAGCCACCATCAGCCAAGGCATGAAAGATATCCTAACCACTGGTGCTAGCTATCAGTTATGTGATGCTGACATGCGCGAAAGCTTGGCTATGATCTGTCAGAAGATGGCCCGTATTGTTAATGGTGATCCCTTCTATCGTGATAGCTGGCATGACATTGTTGGCTATGCTCGACTGATTGATACTAAACTGGAGAAGCTATGATCAAAGTGACAATTAATATTGACTTCTTTGTATCAAAGAAAAACCTAGCAACTTCCTTGCTTGATGAGAACACCCTCATTGAGGAAGTGACAGAGCTAATAGGTAATGCTTTGGAGTTTGAGTTTGATGCCAAAGATATCACCATTGATGTAGATGTGGAGGAACGATAATGGAACTGGTTTCTTTACGAGCAGTTGAGAATGGTTTCATTGTTACCTACTACGACTATGATGAGGCGTTGCAGGAAACAATGGAACTAGAGTATGTTGTCCTATCTATTGATGAAGCACTAGCAACAATCAATAGCTTGATGACATTGGCTAAGGAGCAAGTTGACCTTACCCACCTTTCTGACACATCTATTAATGCACAACGGCGGTGAATGGACAGACGCTAGATTCCGTAGCTTCATCACCTCTGCTTTGAGGGCAGCGTCTAGGCGTTGGCCCCCTAAGTACAAGGCATTGAAGGAAGCATTTGTTGGTAGACAGACCAATGAGAAAACTGGTAAGATGGCTATGCACTATAAGTGCTGTGCTTGTGAGAAGATCTTTGTTGCAGCAGATGTACAAGTAGATCATATCGAACCTGTAGTAGATCCCACCACTGGCTTTGTCAGTTGGGATGTGTATATAGCTAGGATGTTCTGTGAAATAGATAAGCTGCAAGTGATGTGTAAGCCGTGTCACAAAGTTAAAACGGCAGAAGAGAAACTTGATAGGAAAAAGAAATGAACTTAACACTGACAGATTTCAATGAAGATGAAGAAGGTACAGTGACTGCTATGATTAAGCTAGACAGAGAAGCCAATGAACACCTGATCAACAAAGCAATTGGAACTATCCTTGAAGAGGCTGTTGTTAGGCCACAGCCCAACACAATAGTGCTGGATGAAGAGCAGGTGGAACCATTGGTTACAAACTATCTCAAGAATCTGTATCTGGATATGGAACCTTGGACAGACAAGGAGGAAGATATTAAATCATATGAGGAACGTAAGGCTGCATGTGAAGCCATTCTTCGTTACATCATGATGCCCTCTGACATTAACAAATTCTTTGATGGGATTAAATATGGAAACGCTTAATATAGATCTGTATCAATTCAAGGCTATGCAGTATCGGCTGGAATCTGCTGATGCCACCTATGCTTTGCTCAACCTTGGCGCTGAAGCTGGTGAAGTATTGGGTGTGGCTGCTAAGTATCAGCGTGATGGCAGCAACTATCCCACCGTTGTTGATAACATATCCAAGGAATTGGGTGATGTTATGTGGATGGTGGCTGCTGTGGCTAGCGACTTTGGCTTACGTCTGTCTGACATTTGCGTACAGAACCTGACAAAATTGGAAGATAGGCAAAAAAGAAATGCCATAAAAGGCAGCGGAGATAGCCGGTAGTTTGGTATAACTGCTGTCCTTTTCTGTGGGGCTTCGGCCCCTTTTTAACTTAC